GCAAGAATGGTATTGATTAGTTCAGGTGCGACAGTGATACCAACTGAAGCGAAAAACAGAGAGATACCCTTATAGGTGGAGGGTTCCTTAAGTCTTTCCAGAAGCCATTCTTTCATGATGTTTCCTTTCAATGAATCAGTAGTGTTAGGTTAGATTCCAAGCTGAAATATGGACAGCAGGGATTGCACTACCTAGTTGGTTGCATGGATCTCAGGATGGAAGTACAACTGAGTACTGGTTAATGCGTATCCTACAGGCTGAATAATGTTAGCTCCACCTGGAGGTGTATCAGTTAGCGCGCCTGCTGTAGTACTAAGGAAATAAGTTGTATTAGGAACCAAACCTGTAAACCCACTAACACAAGCCTGGAGAACCACTTCAGGATACTCCCCAATCTGGCATCCTCCAATACAAATACCTCTCGCAAAATTGGTACCACCCACAGTACTCTGTGCATTGATTGCTTCTCCACTTGCATTCAATCCTACCAATCCTCGATCCGCAATTGCCTCCGCTGCGCGAGGATAGATCCTCACAATGTTTTGAAGAAAGATGGTTTCCTGCGGGGTCTTATAGGGCCTATCCTCCGTATCAACTGGGAGGGGACCAATATAGGATTCCAGTTTGGTTGCGAGAGTATGGATGGAGTTGAAGATCTTGAGGAGTTCTCCATAAGTTCCGATATCTGGAACTTCCGCTGGAGTTGCATCAAGACCTAGGTTGAAGCTGAGTTGTCTTAGTTTAGCCATCACCTAGCTCCATGATTCTTCAAGGTTAACACCAAGCTTGAGAGATAGAAGTTACCTTTCACCATGATGGAATGGTTAATTCCAGTCTTATGGTACAGATACTCTGATTGGGATTTGCGGTATGTTTGAGTAAATGATCCAGTCTTTCCATCTGCTGCTGTAAGCACCCAAACTTCAGTGTCTTGAGTTCCAATAGGAACCTCAGTGAGAGAGTCAATTACATCAACTGGATATACATTGTCGAGAGTAATACCCTCCAGAGTTGAGAGCCGCTGGCGGGTATATTGGTATTTCCCTAACACCAAAACACCAACATTGGACTCAATATTGAATAGGAGTGTAGGGGCATTGGTGTTAGCTACTACTGCGATTTTGCCTTCAGAAGTTAGGAGGGCGAGTTCATTTGCCTCAGTCTCGAATACCTCAAAGTGCTCTTTAACTAGGCGACCCCATCTCTGCAAAGCGTTGTCGAAAATCCAGCAATCTCGGAACACAGGAAACCCATTCTGAGTTCCTTTCTGAATCGAAACACAGACAAACCGAGAGGCGATTACAGCAATCCTAGCAGATTGGATTCCTCTCGCTGTACCATAACCTTCTGAAATAACTGTTGTAGTATCCCAAACTGGTGTAACATCTGCGTTGTCGTTGAGGTCAGTCCAAATAGTGCGTGCGCCAGTATGTTTTATTTCCTGGAAACCGTTGGAGGTGTAAGCGTACGCGGAACCAGAATTACCTTCAAATGAAACAGCTTGCAAGTCAGTGATGCCAGATGACCCAACAATCTCCTTGAAGTTGAATGGGAAAGCAGCGTTGTTTGAGAGGGTTGCACTCACACAGTTAGATTCGGTAAATACAAAAAAGCCAAGAGGATTAGAAACACAATAAGTAATTGCTCCTCTCGCTCCTTCAACTGCCCCGAGGCCAGCACCAGTATCAGGAGAAGGGACAAAATCAGTAGGATTAAATACTGAACTCCATGCGATAGCATCTGCGCTCCATGCGATGAGATAACCGCCAGAAGAAGTAATACCTACAACTCCACTAGGTTCCAGACCTGCAAGAGTTACTGGAACCAGATTTACAATCTGTGACTTAGTTGGATCAGCTACGACCTTGATGACATCATCTACAGAGAAAGCTCCGGTGATTTGAATAGTGGAGGAAGTAACTTCAACGTATGTGATTGGCACTTCAATACCAGTTGAAGCTGGAATCAGAGTAACAGTAAGTGCAGTTACTCCTAGATTGTAAGTAAAATTCTCAAGTGTGATAGCAGCAGCGGCAGTGAAACTTTGCTCATAAGCGAAATTATACTTATAACACCCAAGATTAGCAAAGTAAAGATAAGTAGTGCCGCTAACTGTCGCATACGTTACCCTCGCATCTAGGTTCCCAATAAGTTCAAATTGGGGAGTTGAATCAACTAGCTTATAGATAAAACCCTCCTCAGTATGAACTAGGAGGGCACTTTCTGTGGAGGAGCGTACTGCAAATGCAGTGTATGGATTACCTGGACAACCCTCTTGAGAGATTGTATAGGTAACAGAACGAAAACCCTGCTGAGTAGGCAGAGCATTAGCAATGTAATAGACTTGAGGAATTCCAATATCTTTGTCAGTATCTTCCTTGGATGCTAGATTTGGGGCGTAGTTTTGGTCATAGGACTTAATGATAACTGAACGCCCAAATGCAAGAGGATCTACTGGAAGTCCTGGCGCAGAGAGATTAGCACGGTATTGATAATCTGACATAACATTAGTCCAGTTTGTACCAAGCTGCACTGTTCGAGTCATAGATGTATTTAATATGACTGCCTGCCGCAAGAGTGGTAGTTCCATGACCTACTGCGATAGTTTTGCCTCCACCGGCTGCAAGAGTTAGAGCAGTAACAGCAGAGCGAGAAGCAAGAGTAAGTGTCTGACTATCTACAGGATTTGAAGGGAGTGTGAGGGTATAAGAAGCAATAGTCCCTGAATGATTTAGTACCATTACTTCAGTTGTTTCAGCAATTGCTGTGGAGCCTCCACTAGAAGGGGCAAAAATCTCTTTACCAGGTCGTACAATACCTGCTATAGAAGACCCACTAATAGCCCCTCCAACCGTAAGAGTCTTAGGGGCTACGATAGACACATCATCCCTAAATGTGGCAGCTCCAGTTATATCCACTCCTTTAAAAAAGAAATGTCTTCCAGGAGTTGTACCAGCCCTAGCAACTGCTTCTACAGGAGTCGCCACACCAGGTACAAAGAAGCAAACATCGAAAGTAGAGCCAGATACTCCAGATACCCCATCATACACTTTCCATTCGAATGTATAAGTAGGTGGATCAGTGAGAACATCTACCAGTTCCATCCCAATCATTTTGGGAGTAGCAAGACGAACTGATGCGAGGATCGCACCAAGAGTGGTTGTGTGAGTTTTATTGGGAATTAGTTTGAAAGTATCCCCATCCATCTCCCACACACAAATCGCATTTGCTGTAACAGGGAAATCCACGGAAGTAAATGTGTGAGCTACTCCAGCAGGAACAATCAAGATTCCACCTCCTGCTGCTGCAATGCTGGTTAATGCGGAAATGATTGCGGCTTTGTTATCACCTGTAAGTTTCGAGCCTCCCATATCCAAAATGTTATAGAAGAGTCCAGTATCTCCGATATTGAAACTAGAACCAGTAGGTCTCATTTTCTTGCATCCTCTTGTTTAATGTGGTCGAGAAGAGCAGCACTGAGGGCGCGAAATTCAATGCTAAGTTCTTTGAAAGATTCTTTGATGGTGACTTCCAGCTTGTCAAACTTAGAGTCCAGTTCGGTTTTCACGTAATGCTTTTCCGCAATCTGAACTCTTAGTTCTTGTAGTGCTTTCGCGTCCTCATCGTGTTTCGCGAATAGGAGTTTAATTTGAGTTTCTTGATCTGAATCTTTCTTTTTCAACAAAGCCCAGACAACTGCGATAAGTGCTGCCAGGAGGGCTGCAAGTACCTCTGGAGGAAGGTGTGACATTTTGATTTATCTCTTTAGGATGACACCACCGACAACATACCGTTAAATTTCGCTTCGACGCGAACGGTAGTGCGAGCAGATGCCGCAAAAGTCTGAACCGCCAAATTGCCACTGTTGCGAATCGCGGAACACGTGACCGCACCGGGCTCGTAGCTAACTTTTTGCGTCGCAGTGAAGGTTGTCCCGTCCCACGTCACCTCCAAGCTTTCTGTCGAGGTGTCGGCCGCCACTTCGCACCATTCGCTAATGTGCATGTGACCATAGGCACGTGCGTTCGTTAGCAACGCTACGCAGGGTTTGAATACCGAGGCACCGGCTCCGACAGAAAACTCAGTGAATTGGAAGGTCGGGTTGAATAGAACAACCGGACGCGTCGTCCCTGTCGCGGCAGACGTAGCGCATTCAATAAAAATATGATCCTGGAAAGATCCGCCGTTTTCTGAAAAGACGCCAATCGTACAATTTGACGATGCGTTCCCCTTGAAACAACTATTCGGAAACGTTGCCCGAAACCCGTATCCGCAGTTTTCGGACACGTTACCTGTGACGATTGTTGTGTCATCAAGCGAAGAGTCGCAATACATACCAAACTCAAACCCAACAATCGCATTCCCGGAAACTGTCGCACGCTTTAAGGACACCGTTGAGGCGCCACCACCACTAGCGATCCAGACGCCATGCTTTCCAGCCTCTTTGAGCGTCCCGCTCTTGCTGATTGTATTACCTGAAATCACCCCTTGTTGCGGCATCGTGTAGGAGCCGGCGATGTTGTTGTCTACAAGGAACACTCCTGTTCCGTCAACATTAATTGTATTCCCCGTGACCGTCCAGTTGATGCAGTTTTCTTCGATGTGGATGGCATCACCAACTTCACCTTCGAACGAACACATCGACACCCTAAAGTTCGTTATAGAAGCGAACGACGCATGGAGATGGTTGATTGACGCAGACACTCCGGCCCCATCACGGAGCCGACAAGCGTACACCTGAACATCATCAAAGACCCCGTTTGGCGAGTTGAACGCGAAGTCCTCGTTATAATTTCCGTAGCTATCGCAATGTGCGAGCGACCAGCGGCGATTTGTGCAGGTCGAGGCGTTAGCCTTCAAAATCACAAATCGCCAGCGCGTGAAGTCGCAGTTAATAAACTCAACATCGTTCACAGTGCCGGAACTCGGTATACTAATACAGTGGTTTTCGTGTGAAATAACAGCGCTGACGTTGGTGCACATACCATCTAGCTTTACATCCTCAAACCGCAAATCACTTCCAGGCTTTATCAATATTCCTGTACCTCCTGAAGGTGTCAAGTAATTGATAGTCAGTCCGCGTACAATTATCTTTCCTGCTGACATGTCGAACCCAATAGGGTAGCTGGCGCTGTTAGGCGGAGTCATGTTCAGCACAGTATTGTGCATACCATCGCCAATGACAAGTGTTCCAAGCAACGGTGCGAACCCAATAGAGCCTGAAAAAGTAAGGTTAAATGTGCCAGAAGGAAATCGCACCAATCTTCCACTAGCAGCAGTGATGGCATTTGTAACAGCAGTGAAACTATTAGATACTCCAGTAGGATCGGACCCAGAAAATTGAGTGACTTTTAACTGTTCTCTTAGTTCTGTCTCAACAGTCCTACTAAGTGCCCCTGTACCGCTTTGAATCGTCACTACAGAGTTAGCATTCAGGTTAACAACAGTTCCTTCTCCGATCCCGGTGTTGCCTAATGCCTCAACAATATCTCCAGCATCACAAGGAGTACTAAGAGTAAAAGAAGTTTCAGAAGTTTCAGTAACTTCTGATTTTGGATACTTCACTCCATTCACATACACATCAAGAGCATTAAAGCCTACATTGTACGAAAAGGCTGTAATGTTAAAAAGAGTTTGACCAGTTACTGCAACAAACTCTTGTTGCATTAACTGAGATGCGGGATTTGCAACAGGAATATTGTTGGAACCTGGGGACCAAATGGAAGCAGTACTCATTTCTAGAATCCTTCACTCAGGATGTTGGAAGACTTAACCAATGCAAGTTGCTCAGCGCTCAACTTATTAGATACTGTGGCCTGCTCATCCCAGCCAATAGCCTTGAAAATCGTAGTAGCAGCTTCATACACGATTGCGTAAGGATGATCGAGAGCGATCCAACTAGAATAAGAGGCTTCTGTAATGTCAGGATTAATATAGAATCCACACAGAAGATACTGAAGTTGGGTGGAGGAGCGGATTTGGATGACTTCTCCAGCCACATAATACACATCATCTTTTTGGTATCCATACCTATCCAGAACTTGTTCAGTCGAGATAGGTTGGAGGAAATCATATCCTGCACCAGTTACATCGGACTTGCGGATGTACTTGACTGCACGATAGCGAGGAAGAAGTTCTCTATAGGTGATAGCTTGGTTGTAATCTGCTGCAGTAAATTGGACACCTGTCTCATAAATGTCTTTGTAGTAGTAATCAGACTGGTGAAGTTTAAGGGTTGCGGCCTTCACCGCCATTTTGGTTTCTGCAACCAAGTCAGGGCGATTGGTCAGAGAATATACTTCTGAGAGAAGTTCGGTGAAGGTCATCGCATCAGTTCCTTATTTCTTAGCGAGAGCAGCAATACGCTCAGAGTTCACAACACCTGCAGGATTCGCCGCATTGGTGTAAGAGCCATGATCTTTCGCTTTCTGTTGTTCGATGTATTCCGCAATCGCTTTCGCCTTGATTTCAGCGAGAGGATCTTTCAGCTTAGTTTCCGTGATAGTGGCGTGATTGGGATCTTGGAAGATATGAGGATGTTTAGACTTGATTTCCTTCTGGAGAAACTCAATTTCATCAGGCTCATCAGTCGCGTAAACACCTTCTTTAAAGTAAATAAACTTTCCGGAGGGCATCACAGTAGATGCATTACGGAGGGTACAGCTAAACAATTGCAGAGTGCGCTCAGTCATTTTGGGTACCTTACTTGTGGGAGGGGAAAAGTTGCCAGTTCTATTTTACCGCTAAACTGGCAAGAGCGGAGGGGAGCTACAGATTAGCCAACAGCACCAGCAGTGAAGTTGTACAGCACCGCATTGGCCGGCGGATTCTTAATGACACAAGTCATCTCAGTGGTGAGAGTACCACCAACTGCATCCTGACCATTGTCAGCAACTTCGCCAGAGACACCGAACTCTTCGTTCTTAGTCTTACGATCGCCAAGGTAAGCAACACGGAAGGTGCTGAGATCAACACCGATTGCCATCTTAGCCCAGCTCGTGTTGGTATTGAAGAGCGGATGCTCAATAACACGGAAGGTACCACGGCTCAGTTTAAACGTGCTGAACTGGAGGCCATAGCTAGTTTGGCCATCAACCAACTGGTAGGTACCATTGAGGCGACCAATCGAGTTGAGAACCTTACGAGCCGTACCACCACAGAACAGAACACGCTCATTAGCGACCTTCGGATCAGTTGCCTGATTGAACATCGGATCAAGAGCAGTTTCCAATTGAGTGAAGGTAGTAGTAGCGCCAAGAGTGGTAACGTTGGGCGAGCCAGCGTAGATCGGAGGATAGTACGATGCGGTTCCAACAATACTAACAAAGCCATCCATAGTACGGAACGGCTGGCCATTACGAGTACCAGTGGATTTCTGACCAAAGATCAGAGCCTTCTCAATGTCCGCAGCGTGGAAGGCAGCACAATCCTGACGCGACTCAGCAATATTGGTTTCACCCGCAATCACTTGAGTAGCACGAACCGTATCAGAGATAGTCCAGGTGTTACGGAAAATCTGAGTAAGGTTGGTGATGCGAACCGGCTGAACTTGTTGGGCACCCGGACGAGTGGAAGCTTCTTCGTACGCGTTACCAACTTGATACAGCATCACATCATCAGCAATAGCTGCGGCCGCCACAGTACCAACACCACGATTCACCGTGATCTGAGTAGACGAGATGACACTGTTAACAATGAAGTTTTCCTTCGTGGAGTCAACAATGAAGATCATCCCCGGAAGAATGTTCGCAGTCGAGTCCAAAGTGAAGGTAGTAACAGTGCCATCAGCGATCGCACCGTTCAGCTTCATTTCAGGGAAGAGCATGGTTTTGGTGAAGAAACCATGCTCAGTCTGTACAGCAGTTTCCGAGGGCAGTTGCGCAGTGAGGCCGAACAGCGGAGCAGTACCATTCGGCATCAGCCGAGTGATCATATCCGCAAACGAAAGTGCCTTGTGATCTTGCGTGAACTGCGAGGAATTGAAAATACCGGTGGCCATTGTATTAGCTCCTTGGATTAGATGTTAGAAACAAGATCGAACGTGGCAGCGCCAGTACGAACAAGACCAAAGTTGCGAGTCGTAGCTGCGGCAACAGTCAAGTTACCAGTTACACCAACATGGGTAATACCAGTTGCAGTTGCGACAACGATCGGATGAGTTGCACCAGCCATGTTGATGACAGTAAACTCAAACATATCACCAATGTCCATATTGCTGAGAGCAGCATTAGCAATAAGGAGAGTAGCAGTATCAAGAGTGTAGGTACGCGAGGCAGTCGGAGTTGCCTTAATCGCGCCACCAGCAATCATCGCAGCAGTGACAGTGGAGGCAGCATCAGCACCGGCGTAGATAGTACGACCACGCCAATGCAAAGTTTCGCCGTTCTTTGAAACAAGTTTACGAGTATATCCAGACATTTAAGTCTCCTGTAAGTCAATTAAGAAAGTTGGACCAGTCAGTATCTTTGGATTCTTTCTTCGTTTTAGCTGCGGCTGCTGCGGCGGCAGGAGCATTAACAGCGGTTGCGAAGTTCTCAAGATACTGTTTTGCCATAGCATTCAACTCAGCAGCAGAAGCATTCGGAAACTTAGCTACGAGTTGAGACTGAATCGCACCAAGAATAGGGGCGGCGGCAGGATGGGTAAGTGCTGGATTTTCACTACGGAGGGTATCAGAAACTGCGTGTTTCTTGATGTGTGCAGGAATTTCTGCTTGGAACTGATCGCGAGCTTTAGCTACTGCTTGCTCAACAATCTTGGTGGTAGCAAAGGCGCTCTGAGCATAAACACCTTGTGCAACCGAGTTAAGAGCTTGTGCAAATGCGGCCGCTGCTTGTTCTCCACCTGCTTGAATTGCAGTGAGTTGTTCCGGGGTAATCATCTTGCTGAAATCTGTTTTGCGCGCAGCTTCAGCAAGTTGTTTCGGATCAACATTGATAAGAGGTGCAGGGCCTTTATTTGCTTCGGGATCAGGTTGCCAAAGCTGGCTAAATTGATCCATTGGGGATTCTGGCTCCTTTTTACTCTCATTCACTGCTCCATTCGGAACTGTGGGATTAGCGGGATCAGGCTTGGTTGCAGCAGGATTAGCATTACCAGGCTCAGGATTAGGGTTTTGAGCTGGTGCAGGTGCAGGAGTTGCAGCAGGAGCGGCGCCGAAGATACTGGAGAAAATGCTCATTTTAATTTACCTCAGGAGGGAGTTGTGATTCAAGGGAGAGAAGATACTTCAAGATACCGATTTTACCTTGCAGTTCGGCTTCTGCCTGTACAAACACTTGAGGGTTGTTTACATCAAATGTCAGTGCAATCTTTTCTTCTGCACAGTCCGCAATAAGGTTCTGAATCACTGCGCGCTGATCAGAACTAAATCTGCATCCTCCCTCGAACTCACCTTGTGTGAGATCGTACTTGAGGAAGGAGGAAGTGAGAGAGGCTCTCATACTTGTGCTCCCCTGTTATCCGTAATATTGTTGGTGATGTTATTAACTCGGGTTTCAGGTTGAGATGCGGGTGCAGGCGCTCCAGTTTGCGGATCATATCCAAATTGTTGAGGTGTGGGTTGTGGAGGAATTGCAGCACCAGATTTCGCTGCTTCCATTGCAACCTGTTGCCAAGATTGCATTGCTTGTTCAAATGCAACTTGCTGAGGAGATTTCTCAAACTCAGCAATCCTGGCCCCTTGAGTCTTCATAAGATAGGAGAAGAGAGGAGCCACATTGTAGTTTTGAGAGAGCAAAGGAGATGAACCAATCATCTGCATCGCAACTTGGAGGGTGTCTGCATTGATCAGTTTATCAGTTGGAGTCAATCCGTCCGAGATTTTAAATTCCAGAACTGCTTTACGAAGTTGCACTGGATCAATATCAACCGATTGTTCAGTCTGACGATTGTAAAGAGATACTCCACCTTGATACTGGAGAATATTGGTTTTCAGAATCTCCTTGAGGGGAGTGAATACTTGAGCTTCCAACAACATCGAGATCATCTGATCTCTGCCGTTCGCATTGCCCATGACAGTTTGAAACTCATCACGAGTTTTATTTCCCTTTACAAATTGTCCCTGTCTCGCTTTGTTCTGACCTGAAACCTCATTAGCCATCTGGCCAATCTGAGCTGCTTCCTGAAAAATGATTGCGGTTTGGTCATCCCGGAATGGGATAGGAAAGTACGATTCACCTACAGGTTTACCATAAGCGGAAGGACGAACAGGAATCTTAGCAGAAGGATTTTCATTGTTAATGTGATCTGCACTGATGCGGGAAGGATCATAAATACCTCGATCTGAAACAGCCCTTCTCCGTGCTGCAATCACTGAGTTCCACAATGCAGAAGAGAGATCTTGGAAAGGCACTGCGTTATCAGCTAACGACTTAGTTTGGTATCCAAGCCCATCTTCCAGAGGTTGCCCAAACAGAATAGGAAGGTTGTTATGGGCATTACTTTGGCGCTCCGCATAGATCAGAACCGAATTATTAACAATTACAAGTTTCCAGATCTGAGGAGTATTGGAAGCAGGAACACGAATTGCGAAATCAGAAGGGAGGATGCGGGCATACAATGTGGTAACTTCATAGGAGTTGCGGTATTGGATCTTCTTCTCCGAGGTGGAGAGGGAGGCCCAGCGCATCCAATCAAAGTTACCTTTGGCGGATTGAGCAGTTAGGAAAGCTTTCGAATTCAGTTCAGGAACATAGTAGGTTTCATAACCTCCACCAGAAACTGCAGATTCAAATGCAGCGGTTACATTCTCCACCATTTTGTTGGGAAGAGAGTTGATATAGGATTTGAGTTCAATACGGCTCATCATCTGAGTGTAGCCGCTAAATTCTCCTCTCTTGTACATCTCGGAGGGAGGAACGCGAGTATCAAACAGGAGATTATAGGGGTCCAAGTTTTTCAGGCAGTTACCTGAATAGAGAACCTCTTTAGGCTTGGCTTCTCGGCCATTTGCGAAAGAGATGTCGGATTCGAAAGCAGGAACAATATAATCCTCCCAACTAACCTCAATTGCGGAGAGATTATATTTAAATCCATTACGGAAAAACTTGAGGAGTTGTGCAACCCAGCCGCCCCTAATACTTTGTTCCTCAATTACAGTCTCCATTTGGAGAGCTTCATCAATGTATTGAGGATTGGATACTACACCAAATATGGGAGTTCCAGTAAGGAAAACTGAGGCTTGGTAAGTTACTGCTGCTTCCACCTGAGGGAGGACAACTGGGACAGTGATATTTTGGAACTTAGTTTTATCTCCATAGGAGTTAGCCAGTTTGGCTTTGTTATGCTCTTTAGAGAGATCTTGTTCGCGCATATAGGCAAGATCCATTTCCCTCATGCGGGCACGCAAGTTCCACTGGGAGCCCAGTAGTTCATAGCAGGCGCGGGAGTATTCTACTAGAGCATCTTGAGACTTACGGGGAAGCAAGAGTGGAGTTGCAGCGGCCATCACATTTTCCTTTACTTGGATTTAGGGTGCAAGAATCTGCATTAGTTTGGGTAGTTGGAACTGATCAGGTACCAAAGAGAACTCATCTAGTTCAGGATGTTGAGTCAACATATTATGTATTCTCTGAACTGCTCTAGGTTCTTGTTCTCCAACTGAGCGAAAGTAACCTATTCTGGATGCAATGTTGGAGAGTTCTTCTGGAGATGCAGTTGGCTTCTTTCTAAACGCGGAATTGAGGAGAGATTGGTACTCTGCAATGGAGGGAACCTCTACTCGCGGCAAAGCTCTTGCAGTTCCTTGTCCTTTCTGTACCACATGAGTTCCTTCATGAAGTGCCACAGAAACTAACTTATCTGGAAGGAGAAGTCCAGAAGCTTCATAGATGTCTGCATCTGCTGCATCCTTGATGCGAGGAAGATTAATCTTAATTGTGTTGGTGGGGCGATTATACCTGCCATAGGCGTCAATGTTATTTACAAACTGTACATTTGCTTCCTCTAGAAGTTTGGAGGCTTCTTTAAGGGTTGCTTCATTTGGATGAACCAGAGCCTGAAAGAACTTTTGGGAGGCTTCTGGGTCACCTGGTATCTTGTTTAGCTTGGTACCTTTATCGGAGACATTAGTTTTGAGGGTGCCAGCTTTATCGATTTGAACTCCAAAGTTGTTCCAAAGGTCTGCTGAAGAGATATCAAGACCTTTGGAAAGAAACTTTTCTGCAGCCTCTGGATCATAATTTGGGTGAACTCCAGGCATTCCTTTGAGTTGAGGAAGAGCTTTAGTAATTGTACCTAAACCCGCTGGAGTTACATAGTTTAGGAGAGAGTCGATTTGGGTCTTAGAGTCTTTTTTATTGAACTCCTTGATCCTTCTAAAGATCTCGTCTCCTGCTTGCTCTGAGGCTGCATCAGGATTAGAGAAGAAGTCTTTAGCTTCTCTCTTCTTCTTCTCAATGTAGGAGAACAGATTTGCTAGAGGAGTGGTCATGTAAGATCCTTAGAAACAACAATTCTCTGATGCAGGTAATACTTCAATTGCATCTCCATCTTGCTGCACAATCGCATTATACGCCACAACAAACTCTCCATACATCTCAATTACTTTAGGGGCATAACACAACAAATCTAATATATCATCTACGTTGTCTTTTTTCAGGGGATTCCACTGAGTAATCTGGAGGAAGACTTCTCCTTTGGCTTCCTCTGAGACGAAAATTTCCCCAGCTGCCAGACTCTTCAGCATTGAGAGAATCCGAGAGTTCTTTGAGTATCCACCAGGATAGACTTCTACTGCTTCTACCCCGAATATTCCTCTTTGTTGGCATATGAACTGGAACCAATACGCTAGAGTTGATTGGTATGCTACACCCTCAATCGCAATTAGGCGGCAATCATTGGTGAGTGCTAGCTTTAATGCTTCAACAATTGTATCACCTGGGGAGAGTCTTTTATTAACCAGGGATCTCAAGACAGGATAGGAGTCATAGACTTCGAAATAACCGATTGCAACTAGATCGGAGTTTACTTTCCCTGCAGAAGGATCAATTATGATGAACTTACCCTGGGGAATATCGCCTGGTTCATAAGGGAGGGAAGGGAGTTTGGAGAGATCAATTAGGTTGTTGGATGCGGCATGCTCATCATTTAGGACCTCCGCGTAAAATACTTCGGGGCGGCCCATACTTAAGTCATTTTGAAATTCTCGCATCAGTTGTTTAACTGGTTGGAGATCCTCCCAGAGAGAAGTGCCATCCGCAAGAATACCTCCCGCAATGAATTTCACCCAGTTTGGATTGGCTTTGAGGCGCCGGAGGATTGACCACTTGGTTGGGTACATGTTAGCTACAAACAAGAACAAACACCCGTGGGGGGATTTCGCTTTCATAGCTGTACCAACCATCTCGCGTTCAAGAGTCTCTGATTGGACTTGAGACTCCGCACAAACTCGAGATTGAATATCATCAAACAACATTACATCCGGCCGCTCATTTTTGAGAGTAATGCCTCGAATGCCTTCCACAGTTCCTGCCATCAAGATAATATTTCTACCTCGAAATCCGAATTTCTTCAGGTCCTGTCGGTCTGTCTCAACTCCGAGTTTCCAGTCCCCAAATACTTTGCGAATGTTCTCTTCTGAGAGCATATCACATACATCCGCTAGAATATTGTTTGCTTTGGTTTGAGTCTCACACATCACCAGAATAAACTTCTTCTCAGTGAAGAGGATACAGTATAGAAGGAATAATTTCATTAGAATGGTTTTACCAAACCCACGGGGGAGTCCAAGTGCGAGCTGGGAAAAATCGCGAGGTTTGGCAACATATTCTCGCAGCCAAGCCCAGACAGCAATGAATACTGGAGGATAGTTGAATTGGTACAATGTGGGCATGGCGAGGCCAGCCAGAAAATCCAGGCTCTCTTTTGCGACTGAGGTAACTTCTTGATGCAGAAATGAGGCTTCAGTTATCTTTTCAGAAGGTTCAGTTTCTGGGGAGGTAAGGGAAGGTGTTCCTGAGTTAAGTTCCTCAGGAGAGAAGCCTAGATTGAGGAGTCCCATTTAGTTCAAACCAAAATTCTCTTCGCAATAGGAGAACTAGAAGCTGCATTAGCTTCTAGTTTCTTAACCGCTTGGAGAAGCAAAGCTTGTGCTTTCGCCTTATCTGCTGCGATGAGTTTTGCAGTCAGCTTTTTCTTCTCCTCTACATCTTGTTTGGCTTTAAGTGGTTGGGTGAGCAGTGAGTTCATTCTGAGACTCCTTAAGTTTATTGAAAAGTGTGCCTGATTGCATGGTTAGAAGTTGTTGTGTGCCTGCTTCGATTACTTGATTTTGTGAATTAGTTTTGAATTGATTAACAACTTGAATGGGAAGAGTGAGATTGAGAATAGTTTGTTGTGCGGTGAGTTGAGTTGGCGCAGAATGTCCGCGGCGCTTTGCAGCATTAACTACTTGAAGGGCGCGAGTAATCTCCATGGGCCGCACCATCAATGCTAGGTTCGATTTCAGCTTCTTAATTAGAGAGTCCTCAAGGGAATCTAATTCAGAATCGCGTTCATTATGTTTTTGGAGAGCTGTATATTTGAGGGAGGAAAGTTCTGCTGCGAAATCCTCTCGGGAAAGTAGTTGAGAAATTCGCGATGGTACAACTCCCAGTGTGGCCGCAACAGTTTCTGCTGGAATGCCTTGAGAAAGTAGAGTGAGGGCGCGCTGCTCTGTTGAGTTGAATTTTGTGAGAGTGGTTTCCATGTGGAGGACTCCTATTTCATGTTGTTGAAGGTAAGTATAGAGGTAGTGAGAGAGTTAAGTTGTGAGGGGATTGTAAAATTTTGTAAAAAATTTAGTTTTTTATTCCAGCCTTCGATAGATACAGCCACGCGCGAGACCAAAAAGGTCCTGCACCCCCTACATCTAAATGGTTCTCATTCTCATTCACGCATCAGGCTAGGTTAGTTAGTGCTCACTTCGCTACAGGTTAGATCGAATGTTGTGTGAGTGCTTACTGTTGAATGAGAATCATTCTCGCAATGTTGTCTTGAGCCTGTAACGGAATGATTCTCATTTTTAAAGCAGAGGGTAGCGGCAATTTTTGCCGGTCTGTAGGTAAATTTTGCCGGTTATGCGGCAATTTTTGCCGGTTTTGTCTAGGACAGTTGAGGTGTTGAGGTAAGTGTTTGATTCTAAAGGGTTTTTTCTTTTATCTTAGTTGGCACGCTTGCTGCTAGTATGTATTGCCCCCGGAAGAAACGTTACGGGATTTCTAAGACAGACTCATAAAGGAAACTATCATGTCCGCATATCAGATTGGAAAGCTTGCAACTGTTTCGAAAGCTGACGTTCCCGCAGGAATGCGCTTGTGCAGAGTTATTTACAAACAAAGCGCGGAAGAGAAGAAAGCAGGAAAGGAAAAGCAGGAAGCGCAAGGCTGTTTCCTGCCGGTTGTGAGTGAAGGCTTTGCAGCCTCATTCAACATTGCTCATCCTCAGGTTCTCATTGCTGCGATTGAATCACTGCAAGATGCCGTAGTGAGGGCAATTTGGACGGAAAGCAAAAGAAGTCCTTGTGATGGGGATTTCACCGCAGACTCTCTTATCAAGTATTTCCAAGTATCCTCTGACCGCCTGAATGCAAAGGATATTACAGAGGCATTGAAAGGTGATCTTGGTAATAGGTTTGTTTCCTTCTTGGGACGCCAGCGCGGAATTGATGTCACAGTTGCGGAAAACCTTGAATTGTTGCATGGGATCAAGGGGAATTATCTCCAGTTCTTCCAGTTCGCGGTTACCCGGAAACCCTGTTTCGCATCACAAGCGGTAAAAGAGAAAGTTTCAGCGGTTATTCTCGCATTCTACACGGAACTCCAAGATGCTGGAATCGAATCAGTGATTGTGGAGAAAGCACTGGAGAAAATGCTGGACGCTCCGATTGCATCGGTTGATATTGCGGGACTCTGATTCACACTAATTCAGGTCCATACACACTAACAGCGAGGTAAGTTGTTAGTGTGTATCAGCATGAGTTAAGTAGATTGAGAATTGAGACTGTTAGACCATAGACTGTTATCCTACTGGACCCCAGACCACTCCCTGCCATGCACCAGAATGGTGCTAAATAGATGGTACATTTCGCCTCATCTATAT